TCAATTTCACATAGAATATGTGTGACATCAATCATATTATCTGTTTTATGCTCTAGACAGAATTTTGGGTTTTCACCCTTATTATTATAAGCACGGCGATTTGTGCAACCAATTATTACACATGCAATATCCTTTAAATTTATCATCCCTACCAATTTATGTACAGAACAAAACTTACCAGTACCCTCTGGAAAATCAAAGTGGGCACGTGTGAGACAGTTATCTGTTTCACACATTTTATTTTTTACATCCACCATATTATCTAATTGATGTTCCACACAGAATCTTCCATTTTTTTCACCCTTAAAATTAAAACAGGGTTGCTTAGAACACCCATCACTTTCGCACACTTTATTAGTAATATTTATCATATTATCAAGTTTATGCTCACTGCAAAAGCGACCTTTTCCTCCTACTACGTCATAATGTGCTCTTACTACACAGTTATCTACTTCACATGTTTTATTTTTTATATCTACCATTCCTGGTAAATAATGTTCTGAACAGAATCTACCAGATTTGTTACCTTTTGTATTATAATATGCAATTGTATTACACTCATCTATTTCGCATAAATCATGAATAACATCAATCATTCCTGGTTGTTTATGAATTGAACAAAATTGTCTTTTTCCACCTTTTATACCAAATGATGGTCTTGTTAAACAACCACCTTCATATTCACATTTCTTAGTATTTACATTAATCATTGCAGGCTCTTTATGAGCACTACAATACAATGCTTTCTCACCAACATGATTATATAATGCACGTTTACCACAATGACAGTTCACCATTTTTGTTTGTACTTTTCTATAAAAAATAAATAAATCAATTTTATAAGATTTATATATTTTATTTTATAAATATTTGTTTAAATAAGTTTTATACATATTTTATATTTTTTATTTTCCGCCTGTATTACAGATTAGCTTCTGATTCGTAATCAGTCGTGAAGCAATATTCATTGTTTCCAATTCCTGTAGCAACAGTTTGCTAGCATATGGAATCTGGATTTTAGCAAAGGATGTACTATTGTTGCAACCACGACAAGCCCAGATATTCTGTTCAGGGTTAGCAATAGCTAGTAGACCACAGTCTTTACATGAATAACAACTGAATGCATCTGAGCATTCCATAAGGCGTTCTTTAAGAAAATCTCCCATACCATGGGAGATAATCGCATCGCGTTCCATTTCTGTCTTCTACCACATTCCATTGAGCATTTCCTCTCAACTTCATAATGTTCTATTCTTCACCGTGTCCAAATTAATATGGACATGAACACAGCTAGGAACAGACACCCTCGCGAGTGGGACTGGACTATACCTTAAGCGTCAAGATATCAACATTCCAAATGTCAACAATCTCTTTTCGCCCACTATCATCTAGTCTCTGCACCTTATCCTTGCACTTTTAAGGATCTTGGCTCAGGATTGTCTCTAAAATCACGTTGTACCTCTACCTACTAGTTTTCCCAGTAGCCATCATCCCCTTTCGGTGAATGACTTAGGAGTGATTCTTTCGTATCGCTTGTCACGATTTATACGAGAGTTTCCCTGAATTTGACAGTGTTGCCCCTCCATAAGGGACTAGCACGATTTTTACACCGCACTTCGGCAAAATGGTTACCGAATCTCAACCCACCCTCACGCGCTCTCCCCTCTGCAGGCTGTCTTGTCAACATGACCAACGGACCCGATGCACGACTATGCATCTTATCCGCCGAACAATGACGCAACCTCTGATAATAACACGGTCCAATAAAGATAGACGTTTCCATTTGTCTTCCCGTGTGACCATTATACATAACTTCATTTCCATAGGGCTCCATACCATATTCGTCCCTCATAATCGTAGCCAAATCATCTATCGTTGTTTCACCGAATGGTGTGCCATCTCCAAGACAGCCCGCCATACACCCAATTTTACTCATAAGTGTCTCCATTAATTGCGCAATTGTCATACGAGATGGAATTGCATGTGGATTAATAATAATATCAGGAACGATTCCTGATGCGGTTTGTGGCATATCCTCTGGATTGAGAATCATGCCCATTGTACCTTTTTGGCCATGGCGACTCGAGTTACCAGTCCAAACAATACGTCCATGGCGACGAACCATAAATACCTCGGTAGGTACTCGTAAACAATATACTTTACCCGTAAAATGTTTCACCTCTTCAAATTGTCCATCTTGTTCTTTTACATGACCATGATTCATTGTAGGTCTTAGTCTAGTTCTACGAATACCAATATCCCAACTATTTGCATTTGAAGTAATAATACGCCCATCTTTCATAGTAGTCTGATGTCCTGCTTCATAACGCATTGTATAGTATGAAGTCCATCCAGCATGTTGGCATAAAATCTGTAAGTCATCACGAAGCTTGATAGATGATGTATAATAATGCAAAGAAGTAGCTGTTTCATGACCATCTCCTAAGCACATTCCTTCAATAAAGATATGCACTTGTCTAGAACTTAGAGAGAATGCCCATGTAGGAACACTTTTATGAATTGCACCTACACTTAATGGGGAAAGATGCATTGTAATTTCTTTATGATTAATATAAAATTTTTTAGTTGATTTTACATAATTTGATTTTAATTTAAGAATTTCACAACATTCTTGTAATTTATCTAAAACACGTTGTTTATTTGCTGCAAATTCAAGACGACAAATATATTCTTTAGGATTAATTGCTGTCCATCCTTCAGCCATCCAAATACCAACAATGTACAACCATGCATCCATTTTATCTCCGATAAATATATCACTACCAAGTGTAAGTGAAATATCTTCACGTTGAACAGGGCCATCTGATTGATATCGCACTCGTTTACCAATAATGTTTTTAGCTTCTGTTAATTCATATATTAATTTATTACGTTTTTGAATCCACATACGATGATTCAATGTTACATGTAAACTTACTCCTTGGCTTTCTACTTCATACATATCACCATCTTGATCAAATACCAATGTTTCAAGAGGTTGTACATATTCCATTGTATTTGAATCCTTATTAAGTTGAGCAACTTTATCTTGCATTGTTACTTCTGCAATAGGAACCCATCCACGATGTTCTGTTAGTACATCATGATCTTCTGTCAAACAGAATTTATCGCCTATCTCAGGAATGCGGTCCTGTCGCATCCGAATCTTTGCAAACGAATACCCTTCACCATTCCGATTTTTATATATTTTATCCACATACCCACTCTCATTATTACGTGGCATCTTACTCACATCACGAGACTTCTTTGCACCCGCAGGTAGAACCGCTCCTGTAGGAACTCTTAAAGGTACTACCTTGCCAATTAGAATATCATCTGGAGTTACATAAGTATCTTTTGGTACAAAGCCATCGTCACTAATCTTTGTATATTGTGCATTTTTCATATGTTTTGTTTCTACAGGATTCGGATTACAGAATTTCTCTTCTTCTCCAGAAGACTGATTTTTACGCTCTTCATCCTTGTATGTACGATAGAAGATAGAACGAAATCTCCCACGATCCAATGCAGCACGATTAATCATGTTAGAATCTTCCTGATTGTAGCCAGTATAAGTCATAATGGCTACAATGATGTTTTGTCCAGCAGGTAAACTCTGTGCTCCATAGAATTTACTCATATAAGGTGATACCATAGGCTTTTCAGGATAACACAGGATGTGACTCATTGCATCAAAACGCTCACGGAAATTCAATGCATATATACCCATTGCTTGCTTTGCCATAGCGCAATTACTTGATAAAATACCATGACTAGTAATGAAACTGTGATTACTATGTGCAACAGTGATATCTGATATTTGAATAGGTTCATTATGAATTTCAATACTATGAATAGGAATAAATACCGCATTTCCTTTTCTTAATTTAATATCTTCATTTTCAGCTTGTTGAGCAAGAACACCAAGCAAATGTACAGTTGGATCTAAATCTTTCACTTCAACCCATCCCATATTTGTCATTAATTTATGATCCTCTGTAGCAATCA